GGGGATGGCGCACTGCTAAGCGCCATCGTTAGAATCTCTTTTGATACAATCTCAAGAGTGCCTAACACCCGTATCTGATATAGCGGCTCACGCCGCCATCAGACCGGGGCCCACCTAAGGCTCAACCTGACCTTAGGTCTCCGGGCTAGGTGTCCCAGCGTTGATGAAGCGCTGGTAACCTTTTTAGCAGCTTCAGTAAAGAACTGAAGTAGCCCAGGAGCCCCTTCGGCTGGTGATCTCGTGACTGCAGCGGTATGCTGCAGGCATTTGATTTCTAGTCTTTGGAGTGACCGATTATAACGATGACGCAAGCCACCGTTAGACACGGGTCCAAAAACACTCCAACCGAAGGCACCGTCTCCGTGCTTCACCTCGCGGATCTTTCTAAAACCCGCGCTGCTAGCTGTCTTCCGTAAGTAGGCAGACGTTTCCCAATAACCTGCATCTAGCAGATTATTGTGTGCGTCCACTGTCGATACGACGGAGCTCGGTGAGGCACTTCTTGGCTGCTCAAGTACGCTTACCGTGGTCACGTTAAGACCGCAAAAAGCGTCCACGCCACAAGACTCCCGGAAGTTTCCTTCCGTAAAAGTCTTAGAATCATTAACCCTCAAGTGGAGGGCCTTGAGCAAGTCAACTAGCACACCAGAACAATCTCCGGGGACTATGATATCGTCTCCGAAGACCCGCACCTGGCGATCTCCCAAGTCCTTACAATTCTTGAGGTTGACCCTCAAACGTCTTACGTGAAGTAAGACGCCGAGTGCCAACGTTAGGAAGAATAAGGACTGTACAGGGAAGGTCGTAGCGTTGCCCATTGTAGAGTACTTCCGCAAGTAGTGTACCTGCGGCGATACTCTACATATATCCTGTGCTATCCATACAGACCGAGAGGCCTGCAAGGCGAGCAATAAACTTGGCGAGCGCCTAAAGAGACGCTCAACGTGCCAACAGGATATACGATCAGAGGCACTCGAGAGATCAATCGTCGAGTGACTCCCATCACGGGAGGCCTCCAAAGCGAGGCTTCCATTCTTGTCCTGTCGACGGAAGTCGATAAACTGGGACAAGAACGTCCGCTCCACTCTGGTGTAGAAGAAGTCGCGAATGGCTTGCTGGCACCATTGAAGGCAAACTGGCTCGCAGGCGATGAGCCTGGGAGTTTTGATTGTCTTCGGAACGGCACACAACCGCGCGGGACTCTCATGGGTAAAACCATGAGCGCGCGCTTCCTCTACCGGTAGCAGCTCACATTGAGCGTAATTCGCTATCGCGAAATCCGCAAACGCAAACTGCGTTTCGAGCCTGTCCGGCCAACGTTGGAAACTATACTTATAGTCCCCAAACGATTGGTCGGCAACACCACCAGGGCCATGCCTAAGGTTCCACGCCTGCGGATCGAAAGATCCAAGGTTACTTGACACGATGTCAGCAACACGCTGAACAGTATCAAGCAACTTATATAACTCAGGCGAGGGGTCCGGTGCACGACCTGCGAACAGGTCGTCAGAGAGGTCAGCACCCACTCGTGCAGCATCCGTGAAGGATGTAACATTTGTGGTAACCTCCTCTCCGAAAACATCGTGGTTATCCCAGTTGAGATTACCACGCTCTACACCATAATCAGTCCTATAAAAGTCAAGCACCGCGTTACCGCGGTCCTTGGCACTCGCCTCGATGCGCAAGCGACGGACAACTCCAAGGAGCTGTCTTAGCAGGCGCACCGCGACGGTGTCGGGCTGATCCTTAAGCAAACCAGAACGATCGAAAACGCGTAAGGTTAAACCCCGAAAAAGTCGCGGGACAACCTCCCCTCTCCTACCTGCACCAAAGTGGAGCAGACAAGAGAGAGTTAGACGCCGTTCAGCGAGGCACTTGTCAAGGTGCTTTCTGAACTGTGGCATGACCTCCAGTGCAAACCGGATGCCATGACACTCGATCGCGGAGCTCAGTCGCAAATAGTCACGATCGAACTCCTTGGTCATTTCTGGGTACCAACGTGCGCAATCTTTCAACAGCGCACGGAACGTGCCTAAGATAAACTCTGCGTAGCTGTTCTTGTCTGACATGGATCTTCTCCTGTTAGACTCTACGGCCTCGCAGATCCTGACGCCTAGACTGGGTTAAGACTCCCAGCCTAGAAGTTTAGCCGCAATCCCTCCAGCCTTGACCATATAGAAACTCATGGCCTCGGAGACATCGATGATGTCACTGGAAATCCCCACCGGATCATTCCGGATGGTAAAGGAGATTTCGGACTGCGAACCAGGAACCGTCGCCGTCGGTTTCAGATATTTTATGAACGTCACTACGTGACGATCATAAGCCTGAGTACCGGCTTTAACGGTATCTTTGCTATGCCGCACCTTAGCGCGGTAGGTTTGTAAGCCCTCGTCAAGAAAGTATTCCGACGAGTAGCCGTCCTGGTTAATGAGGGGCAATACTTTCGCAGTACCGCCTGACCCATCAAGAGTTAGCGTCAGAGATGCACCAAGCATAAGAGTTCACCTTTCTTGGGTTCGCGTCTATCTAACGATAGAATCGCTGAACAAACAACGACCCCAAGATAGACAGCCTAAACGTGCTGATAAACGGCATGTTGAAGCCAACGGTAAGAGCACCAGACACAGTTCGTGTCTTAATACTCTGTCTGTAGGAGCCGCTAAAGATAACACTCGAGGTGGTGCCCACTCTGGGCACCGTTCTCGAAGCGGTACAGGTCAAGACTGACTCATTCATCAAACAAGACGATGAATGCTCAGCCGGGACAGTGTTGGAGTTCAAAAGTATGAATTGTCCAACATTACTAAACCACCCAACGAGCCAGGTCCAGGGAAGGATATCCCAGGCGCCCTTGACGAGACCCTCACGGGTCCAACCAAGGACAACCCGACGCGCAAGGCGGTGATAGTCTGTATCGCCTGAGGATACGGGAGGTAGAGTCGTGGGCCGCCAACGTATGGTAGACCACAATTTACGCAGAACTTTGATATCCTGCGTATAACTCACGGATGCCGAACCGTTTACACTTTGGTCCGTCGCCGTAAAACTCGCACTCGCGTTACCCTCACCATGTACTAAGCTCCTACGTAAGCCCCGCCCGCTGTATAAACGCTGCAATTCCTGCGATCTTTTCAGGACCACAAGTTGCAGATCTAACAGCGTGTGCACATCCTCTATCAAAGGTAGCCATCCGAACTGTAGTGCTAAGTTTTGGTTAGCCAAATCTTTGGCGCCAAGGGACTTTGCAGGTTTGGTTAGAAGACTACCTATGTGTCGAAGCTGAGCGGGTATCTCAATGAAGTCCTGTATCAACGTGAGTGGCGTCACGACCGGCCGTGAAGGATTACTCCTAGCGACCGTATCGAGGTACCACCCATTCGGTACAGGCAAGACGCTGGTATCCAAACCAGCAGTCTGTGCCCCAACTGGGACACCATTGAAATTAACACCTGCGAATGATCCGCCTAATTTCGAACCGACCATACTCCCGTTTAGCGCTAGGGAACCATTCCTTTGCGTTGACGAAAATGGAGAATCGGTGACGGGTCGTCCATGATAGTCCGTGCACGTACTCGCATGAGTCAGCGAGACTGGTG